ACCATCATTTAGCACAGTATTGCCAACTCCTGTATGGCAAGGAACTGTATCTATCGGTGGTTCAGCAGTTTCATATTCAATGGAAGGAAATATTGATATGACACGTGCCGTTACACCTATTTACGGCATTAGTCAGACACAAGACCCATTTCAAGTATTTCTTGGACCACTTGAAGTAACTGGAACAGTTAAGTTTATTATGACTTCTGACGCTGAACTAACACGTTATTTAACTAATACACAACCAGCAATTGTTCTTAACTGGGCATACGGCGCTGGCGCAAGTGCTGTTCAAATTCAAGCAACAATTACTAAGGGTGCTTATACCGCCGCCGCAATTGAACGTGGTGACGATTTTGTATCCGTAACAGTAGAACTAAACGGACAAGGAAATACAACTGACGCTGGTTCAACTGGCGGATTTGCTCCTATTAAGTGGGTTCTACAAAACGCAAAGGCTTCTGGCACTTACGCATAGCCAGAACAGAAGTGTTGAGGGGGTTGGTTGAGTAGGTCGCCTTCCCCTACTCCCACCCCTCAACACCTTATTTAAATAAATCGGAAGGCAACTACGGAAGGAAATAAAATGGCTAAGAAAGAAGTAGTTTTACCAGTAAGCAAGGCAAAGGTAACTCTAAAAGACCCAAAGGAACTAAAGGTAAAAGACCGCAAAAAAGTTTATGCTAACGCGGCAAGTGCTGAACAAGGCATTATGCAAGCGTTATCGCTAACTGATGGACTTATTGCCATAATGGTTGATAGTTGGGATTTGGAATTACCAATTCCTTCGGTCAAAATTTCTGTTTTAGATGAAATGGAAATGGCGGATTACGATTTTCTAACAGAACAAACTAAAGAGGCACAAAAAGTTTTGTTCCCAGCCTTAGCGGAAAATGAAGAAACCACGAAAGACGTTGATAGCCCTTTCGGCAACTCCAACGTTTAAAATGGTTACTTGAAGGCGGCGAACGCCACGAAGCCTTTAGTTATCCAGATGAACAATGGTTCTATTTTCTGTTAGCAAAAGAGTTTGGCTGGACACCTGCGCAAGTAGATGAACAGCCAGCCGCACTTGTGGACTGGTTGGTTCATATTTCAGCAATAGTGAAAAAGGTGGAAAGTGATAACGTCAAATCTGAAATTAGTTAGAGAAAGCGTTACTAAAGCCACGAAATCTATTGACGAAGGTGCGCGTAACGCTCGTGACGAAATGATGATGGTATTAATCCAATTATCTAAAGAAGAAATTCAAGGGCGCAGACCGAAAGGCGAAAAGGCAACGGCTGGACAACCACCTATGAATAGAACAGGTAATTTACGGCGTTCAATTCGTGGTGAAAAAATAACAAAAGGTTTTGCTAAATATGAAGCCATTGTCGGACCAACAATTATTTATGGTCGCGCGGTAGAATTAGGTGGTAATTTTGCGCCACGCTCTTGGAAAGGAACTACTGCTATGCGCGGTTTCCCATATATGGCACCTGCCTTTAAAAAGTTCCAAGTGCTTGCGCCTAATATTGTTCGTAAGAACCTTGCCATAGGCGGTAGATAATGGCTGGTTTTCTCCCACCTGCGATATTTGAAATTAAGGCTATTGCCGACCAAGCAATTGCTAAATTTGGCGAGGTAAATAAAGAGTTAGAAAAGATGGAAGGTCAAGCCGAAAAGGCTGGCGGTAGCGTTAGCAAAATGGAAAAAACCAGCCGTGTCGCAACTGCGGCTTTAATCGGTATGGGAACAGCATTTGCCGCATTTGCCGCAATAGGCGTTAAAGGCGTTATAGAAGATGAAAAAGCATTTACCAAATTAGGTCAAACGTTAAGTAATTTAGGTATTAATATCAAAGCCAATAGAGATTTGGTTGGTGAATTAGATGGTGCTTATTCAAAATTAGGTTTTGGCGGAGATGAAACTGCTACGGCATTAAATCGTTTATTATCTACTACAAATGATTTAGATAAATCGCAAGCACTTCTTGCTACTTCTGCTAATTTAGCACGTGCTAGAAATATAGATTTGGCTTCCGCCGCTTCAATACTTGGTAAAGCAAGTATGGGTAATGCTAAAGCGTTTAAAGAAATGGGTATAACGCTAGATGAAACATTACCTAAAAACGAAGCAATTGCTAAGGCGTTTGACGAATTAAACGACAAAATCGGTGGACAGGCTGTTGCTTATACAAAAACATTCTCAGGTCAATTAGTCGTATTAAAAGAACAAATATCAAACGTAGCCGATACCATAGGCGCGGTTATATTGCCGTATTTAAAATCAATGGTAGATACGCTACAAAAAGCCATTGTATTTGTTCAACGTAACGCAGAAGTATTTAAAATACTTGCTGGAGTAGTTATAACAATTACTGCCGCATTAGCCGCTTACAATATTGGCGTTAAAGTATCTATTGCGCTAACTAAAACTTGGACAGTTATTACTAAAGCGCAAAAAATTGCCACCTTGCTTCTTACTGGACAAATTAAAGCACTTAATATTGCTATGAAAGCAAACCCTATCGGTTTAATATTTACTGCCGCAACCTTACTTATTGGTGCGTTTATAATGTTATGGAACAAGTCTGAGCCGTTCCGTAAAATGATGATTAGTATTGGAAAAGTAGGCTTACAAGCACTTGGCGGTTTAATTAAAATTGTTGGCGTTTTGGCTACTGGTTTACTTAAAATTGTTACTGGTCCAATGAAATTATTGTTAAAAGGTTTATCTTTGCTTGGCGTTGATGCCGCAGGCAAAGCACTTAAAGGAATTGAATCCGCTACCGACGCAGTAGGTAAGTTTTTTGATGACGCTGGAAACAAAGTTGCTGGTCTTTCGGAAAAATTAGACGCACTTAACAAACCAATTAAAATTGGTGGCGGTAAAGGTATTGAAGTGCCTGATTTTGATAATAAAAAAGGTGGCGGTAAAGCAGGTGGCGGTAAAACTAAAGAACAAATTGCTGCCGAAAAAGAAATTAAAAAACAAAACGAAGATTATATGAAAATTGTTAAGGACCTTAACGAGAAAATTGCTGACGCTCAAAATAAATATCAAGAACAAATGGCTAAGGCTAATAAAAAATATAACGAAACAGTTGCCAACGCAAACGCAAAAGCCGCAGAAGAAACCATTAAAGCCGAACAAAAGAAAAATGACGATATTACTAAGGCTAATGAAGAATACCGAAAGAAAACACAAGCGGCTCAAAAAACGTTTAACGAAACAATGGGCAAACTTAATATTAAACGTGCCGAAGATTTGGCTAAACTTGAAAAAGATAACGCCGCAAAAGTGGCTGAAATTTATAAAGCAAACGCGCAAAAGTTACAAGATATTGTTAATCAAAGTATTGATAGATTACGTAACGCGTATAAACAAGGAACTTCATTTAGCGTTACAGATTTATTCAAAGGTTTAGTTGAGGCTGGAACGGCAAGTGCGGAAGGGTTATTAGACGCACTTAAAAACAAACTTGCTGGCGCTCGCCGTTTAGCGGCTAAGGCTTCTGAATTAGCGGCGGCTGGATTTAGTCAAACGTTTATTGAACAAGTTGTATCGGCTGGACCCGAAGTAGGAACTGAACTTGCCGATAGCATTTTGAAAGCAACGCCAGAAACTATTAAAGAGTTACAAGCAACTTTCCGTGCTATGGAAAACCAAACTGATAATGGTTTAGACCAATTAGCAACAATTATGAACCGTGGCGCAAATCTTGCTACTGATGAACTTAACAAGGCTTATCGTGAAGCCCAAAGTGATTTACAAATATTTCTTGCCGAACAAGCGTCAGATTATATGGCGGCGCAAGCGGAAATTAACCGCGAATTTACAGCGCAAATGACCGAAGCAGAAAAAACACGTGACGAAGCCTTAGCGTCAGCGCAAGCAGATTTAACCGAAGCACTTACTACTATTAATAAAGAATTTCAAACACGTATTGCTGAAATAAATAAAGATTTAAATGACGCATTAGCCGAAGCCGCCAAAGATTTGGCAGAGGCAACTGCGGAAGCACAAAAAGAACTTTCTGATACGTTAAACGAAATAGCCAAAGAATTTGATGAAAAACTAGGCAAAATAAAAGGTGCTATTGCTTCTACAATTGCGGCTATTGCTCAATTACGTGCGGCTTTAGCGGCGGCACAAAGTTCTGCGGCGGTTGGTGGCGGTGGCGGTGGCGGTTTAACCACAACTCTACCTAAAACTACAACTCTACCTAAAACTACAACTTTGCCTAAAACTACAACTTTGCCTTACGTTCCTATTACAAGTATTGCTAGAGCCGTACCAGCAGACGGAAGCGTTGCCAGTTGGCGCGCTGGCGAGGAACGTTCTATGGCGGCACTTAATATTACGCAAAACTTTACTGCCACCAAAGTTGATGCTTATGATGTTCACGAAAAAACTATTGCGGCAATTAAACTTGGTTCAACAGTAACAGTTCCACCGCCTAGCCGTGGTGGTGGCGGTAAATATATGGCGCAGGTGGAATAATGACAATTACTTTAACGCAACCTTATTCGTTTTCATTTGGCGGTTTAACGTTTGGCGGTAACAATTCGCCATATCAAATTCTTAGCGTTGTTGGATTAGAAGGCGTTCCATCACTTAGAACGCAAGATGATAACCGAGGATATGCCGATGGTATGTTTTCGGGTAGAGATTTTTATTCAGGTCGTAGTATTACCATTACATTTAACGTATTCGGTGATGGAACAAATTCGGCTCAAACTAACTTTAATACTCTTCAACGTTTTCTATTACCACAAACTAGCGGTACAACGCCGTTATATTTCTTATTACCGCCAAACGATACGCAATATATTGACGCTCGTGTTCGTTTATTTACATCTGTTGTTGACCCTAATTACACATACGGATATATAACTGCGCAAGTAGAGTTTTTTTGCCCTAACCCAGCGTATTTTAGTAATAACGAACAAACGGCTTTACTGGCTTATACACCGCCTACTGGTCGCGTTTATAACCGCACTTATAACTTAACTTATGGTGGCGGTTCGGTTCTTATTACTACTACTATTACAAATAACGGTTGGGCAAATGCTTATCCGACTATAACGCTTAACGGACCAATTACTGACCCTGTTCTTGGTAATCAAACTCAGGGATATGCCTTAAATTTTACAGGGACATACGCCGATACTGACCTACTTGTTATTGATTTATACAATAAACTTATTACATTGAACGGACAACCTGCTCGTAATCTTCTTATTTCTGGTGAGTGGTTTTGGGCAGAACCGGGCAATAATTTGTTTTATTTAACAGGTGACGCAGGAACTACACTTGTAAATGTTACGAGTGCTACGGTAACGTGGAACTCTGCTTTCGTATAGGAGAATAAATGACGCTACGCACACCGCCTTCGTGGTTACAAAATGGTTCTCACCCTGCGGAAAATGACCGCTTAACTACGCAAGCACTTTGGGCTACCACAGGAATTATTAATTCAACTTCTTTGGCGGTTACGGCAAATTCACCTGTCGGTATGAGCGTTCGCGTTGCTAGCGGTTGGGCGGCAATTGTTGGAACAACGCAAGCAAATATGGGAACTTATGTTGGTTACAATGACGCGCAAGTAACTTTAACAATTACTACCGCAGACGTAACAAATCCACGTATTGATTTAGTTTGTATGACGGTAAATGATTCCTTTTATACAGGTTCGTCAAATAACGTAGTATTACAAGTTGTTGCTGGAACTCCTGCTGGTTCGCCAGTTGCGCCTTCTTTACCAGCAAACTCTATTTCTTTAGCAACAGTTGCGGTTGCGGCTGGTGCGTTATCTATTAATAGCGGCAATATTACCGATACACGCGTTTTAGTAACTACAAATATTCCAGAAAGCGGAGATATTTCAAGCGTTACTGCTGGTAACGGATTAAGCGGTGGCGGTTCATCTGGCGCAGTTTCTCTTGCTATTGATACAACAATTACCGCAGATTTAAGCACGGCGCAAACATTTACTAATAAAACTTTAACTAGCCCAACCATTAACGGCGCAACAATTGCCACTTCAACTTTAACTAGCCCTAAAGTTAATTTAGGTATTAACGCACAAACAGGAACCACTTATACAACTGTTCTTGATGATAATGGTAAATTAGTAACTCTTTCTAACGCTTCGGCAATTACGCTAACAATTCCACCTAATTCTTCCGTTGCTTATCCAGTTGGCGCACAATTAAACTTGGCGCAATTAGGTGCTGGACAAGTAACGTTTGCTGGCGGTTCTGGTGTAACTATTGTTTCTACTGGCGCAACGGCAAGCGCGCCTAAATTAAGAACGCAATATTCAACTGCCACAGCCGTTCAAACAAGCACGGATAATTGGTTAGTTATGGGTGATATTTCGTGAGCCGTTTAGCCTTAACACCTACAAATGTACCTTCTAGCGCAACTGCTATTAATACACCTACGTTACGCGCTGGCGATTTGTATTACAACACTTCAACAGGTTTAATGGTTTATGATGGAAGTAATTGGACACAAGTAAGTTCTAATGTCACCATTTCTGAAATAGATGGTGGTGTATTTGATAGCATTGCGCCATATAACGGCGGCGACCCTACAACCACAGCAACGCAAACGTTTAACGGAGGTACTCCATAATGCCAGTAGTTACACAAATTCAAATTCGTAGAGGAACTGCGGCTCAATGGACTTCTGCTAATCCCACACTTGCTAGCGGTGAATGGGGATATGAAACTGATACTAAAAAAGGCAAAATCGGTGATGGAACAACCGCTTGGAATTCTTTAGCGTATGTTTTAGGAGTAGGAGATATTGAAGGAGTTACAGCCTCAACTGGTTTAAGCGGCGGCGGTACAAGTGGTACGGTTTCATTATCAATTGATACTTCCGTAACTGCCGATTTAACAACGGCACAAACGCTAACAAATAAAACTCTTACTGACCCTAAAATTAACCTTGCTCTTAATGCGCAAACAGGAACTACTTATACTTTTGTCCTTACCGATAATGGCAAATTAGTTACTGCTTCTAATGCCGCAACACAAACTTATTCAATTCCTACAAATGCTTCTGTTGCGTTTCCAACTGGAACTCAAATTAATATTATTCAAATTGGAGCAGGGCAAGTAACTATTAACGCGGTTACATCAGGAACAACTACTATCGCTTCAACTGGAGCAACTGCTACCGCCCCAAAACTTCGCGCTCAATATTCATCAGCAACTTGTATTAAAGTCGCTACTGATACTTGGTATGTAATAGGAGATATTGCCTAATGCCTATTCTTGGAACTATTGCGTCTAGTAAGAAAGGTGTAGGTACGCTTTCAGGCGGAACTTTAACCACAGACGCTCTCTATAATTATCGCACTTTTACAGGTAACGGAACCTTAACTTGTAGTGGTTCAAATGTAACTGGCGTAAATGTTCTTGTTGTTGCGGGAGCGGGTGCTGGACCACAGGCTTATTACGGTGGCGGTGGTGGCGCAGGCGGTCTTTTAGAGTTTACTAATTTAACTTTAACTCCGGGAACTTATGCCATAACTGTTGGTGCTGGTGCAACTGCTACTGCAAGCAATAAAGCGCCTAATGGAAGTAACTCAACATTTCAGGGTCAAACTGCCGCTGTTGGTGGCTCAGGTGGTGTGAACTATGACGGCGTTAGCCAAGCCGATACTGGTGGCTCGGGCGGTGGCGGCGGTGACGGGCGTTGGGGCGCAGGAACAAGCGGTCAAGGTAATCGTGGCGGTGCAGGAGTTACATTGGCTAATGTCGGCGCTGGCGGTGGCGGTGGCGGTAAAACTGGCGCAGGTCAGGATGGTACTACCAATACTGGCGGTAAAGGTGGCGCAGGAACTTCTGCTTATTCTGCTTGGGGTGCGGCAACTTCTACTGGTTATAATAATTCAGGAACTTATTGGTATGCCGCAGGTGGCGGTGGACCAGCGGCAACTGGTAACAACGGACCAGGTACTGGCGGCGCAGGTGGAGATTTTGGCGGTGGTCGCGGTGATGTTGCGCTAGTTCACGGTGCTCTTAGTGGTGCGGCACTATCAGGTTCAGGCGGCGGTGGCGGTGGCGTTAGCGGCGGTGGCGGTAATGGCGGCAGTGGCGTAGTTATAGTTAGGTGGGCAAAGTAATGTCGCATTGGGCTGAAATAGATGAAAACAATGTTGTTGTGCGTGTTTTAGTTGGCGATGAGCGCGCTATGACGGAACAAGAGTCTTACCAATGGTTATTAGATAATCTTGGCGGTACTTGGATTCAAACTTCTTACAATACAAAAGGCGGAGAACATCTTTTAGGTGGTACGCCATTAAGAAAAAACTATGCAGGTATTGGTTTTACTTATGACGAAACGCTTGACGCTTTTATACCGCCAAAACCTTATGATACTTGGTTGCTAAATGAAGAAACTTGTTTATGGGAAGCACCAATTCCTAAGCCAAACGATAATGAACTTTGGGTATGGGATAAAGAAAGTGATAACTGGCGTTTATTATTTACAGGCGATTAAACCTAAAAATATAACGGGGGCAAAATGGAATATAAAATAACAGATAATTTTCTTTCTAAAGAAGATTTTAGAAATATGCAAACTCGTATGGTAAATAGTAATCAATTTCCTTGGTATTACAGTAATGTAATTGCGGAAGAAGACGACCATAAAAACTTTCAATTTGTTCACCCTTTTTACGATTTCTGGAATTGGGTGGGAAACGATGTATGGGTAATTAAGCCTTTGTTAGACAAAATAAATCCCAAGGCGTGGATAAGAATTAAGGCTAATTTGACGACTCAATCGGCAGAGATAATAGAACAAGGTTGGCACACAGATTACAATTTTCATTGCACTACGGCAGTTTTTTATCTGAATGATAATGACGGATATACGACTTTTGAAGACGGAACAAAAGTAGAGTCAAAGGCAAATCGTTTAGTTGAATTTGATTCGCAATACAAACATTCTGGAACAAGTCACACAAACACTAGAACACGAGTAGTTATTAACTTAAATTATTTTCAAGAAGGGGGCAAGTAAATAATGACTACTACCTATCGGTATTTGTTTGCCGATTTACTTACTAACGAGATTATTGCGGAACTACCCATAACTGGCGTTAGTTTTAATCAGCAATTAAATACGGCTGGAACTTTCCAAGCGCATATTCTTTTATCTGGTATTAATTCGGCTGAATATAACGTAGATAACGCCACGCTTCCTGCGCGTAACGCTATTTATGTGGATAGGAATGGCGAATTAGTTTGGGGCGGTGTTATTTGGGCGCGCTCTTATAACTCTGACGCACAAGCAATATCTATTACAGCCAGAGAATTTGAAAGTTATTTTGAACGTAGATTAATTACAACTACTGAAAACTTTGCTAATACCGACCAATTAGAAATAGTTAGAACGTTAATTGACGACGCACAATTGCTTCCTTATGGCGATATTGGCGTTATAACTGGTAGTGAAACATCTGGCGTATTAATTGACCGCGTTTATTACGATTATGAATTTAAACAAGTATGGCAAGCAATAAAAGATTTATCAGACCAAGATGATGGTTTTGATTTTAATATTAAAGTTGAATACGACAACGTTACAAATGAACCTAAAAAAACTTTAGTATTAGGTTATCCACGAACAGGACACGTTGATACTGGCGTAGGCGATATGGATACAAATGTATTTATGTTTCCTGCTGGAAATATAACAAGTTACGAATATCCCGAAGACGGTTCCATTACTTCTAATACGTTATATGTAACTGGTGCTGGTTCTAATGAAGGTAAATTAATATCGGTTGCGGCGGCGGCTACTTCTTTTGTTGATGGTTTTCCGTTATTACAAACAACTACTTCTTATTCAGATATTACCGACCAAAACGTTTTAGATGAACTTGCCACAGGTCGCGTATTAGCACTTAGCGAACCACCGCCAATTATTAAAGTTGTAGTTCCAGCCTTTGTTGAACCACAATACGGAACTTACGCAATTGGTGACGATATTCGTTTAATGATTACAGATGAACGATTTCCTAATGGTTTAGATGAGATTTACCGCATTGTCGGACTTAACGTGGAACCCGGTGAAAATGGACCAGAACGCGTTACCATAACCTTAACAATTACAACTAACTAGGAAGCGTTATGGCATATATAAATCAACCACCTGATTTACGCGTTATGTTTAACGATATTTACCAGCGTTTATCCAAACTTGAAACCGCGCAAAGATTTACTACACCTAACGTAGATTTTTCAACTAATACGCCTACTAATCCGCGTATAGGAGACCAGTTTTATGATACTGACGCTGAACTTATTAAATATTGGAACGGAACTCAATGGGTAGAAGTTGCGGATAATCTTTATGGAACTTCCATAATTACTTTACCTACAACAATACAAAGCGTTAATAACAATATGGTTTATACAGGTAATCCTTGTCTTATTGAAGTTCAACGTATCGGTAAAATGATTACGGCTAACGCATTAATAAATTTTACAAACGTTACTAATTTTGGAACTGGGCAAATTTATATTAATATTCCTATCGGTATCCCTACGCGAGCGCACAATTTACAGGCTGGCGGTTTTCTTCTTGATGGTGGTTCTTATTACACAATATTTGCCACGTTAGACGCAAGTGCTACCAAAATGTATTTACGGCACCCAACCAGTAATGGCGGTTCAGATACAGTTACGCATAATAAACCAACAACTTTAGACACAACTTCCGTAATTAACATAACTGGCGTTGCTCTGTTAGCATAATGTTATGTCTGTAAATAATTGGGCTGCTTTAGCCGTATCCGTTACAACCCTAATGGGAGCATTAGCCGTGGGTGTTCGTCATCTTGTTAAATATTATCTATCCGAATTAAAGCCTAATGGCGGTTCAAGTATAAAAGATAAAGTTTCAGATATTGATAAAAAAGTAGATAAATTGGAAGCACGTATTGACGAAATATATAGATTAATGGTGGATAAATGAACGTTATAGATATTGCTAAACAAGAACTTAATTATCAAGAAGGTAAAAATAACAATACTAAATATGGTAAATGGTATGGATTAAATAATAATCCGTGGTGCGCTATGTTCGTATCGTGGTGTTTTGAACAAACAGGCGAAATTAAAAAAGTTGCCGCAAGCGGTAAAAAAGGATTTGCCAGTTGCGCGGCTGGTCTTTCTTGGTTTGCTAAAAAAAATAAACTTGTTCCTGTTGGAGAAGCGCAAGCAGGAGATATTGCTTTTTTCCAATTTGATACTGACGCGGAACCAGACCACGTAGGTATTGTTATTAAGAATAACACCAAATTGAAGCGGTTAGTTTGTATTGAAGGAAATACAGCCGCAGATAAATCTGGTTCACAAAGCAACGGTGATGGCGTATATGAAAAAAAGCGTTCATATTCGTTAGTAATGGCTGTTGCCAGACCATAGGAGATATATGAAAAAGTTATCGGAAAAAGAAAAACTAATGCTTAAATCTGCCGCACGTCATTTTGTATTAGTAGCATTACCAGTATGGCAGGTTAGTAACGGCGATATGAAAGCGTTTGCTTACGGATTAGCCGCCGCAATTATTGGTCCAGCACTTCGCGGTATTGACAAGAATGACCCTGCTTGGGGTAAGGTCGCGGCGTGGTTGGAAACTGATTTGAAGAAGAAAGCCACAAAAAAAACTAAATAATAAATTTGCCTTTATCTAGCAATTATGGGGAAGTAATTTGCTAGATAAAGGCTTATTTTTTTAGATAAAAGTTAAGGCGTGTTTAATTGTCTTTTATCTGGTCTTGCCTGTATTCTTCTGTTATGTCTTTAGAGAACTCTATTGAAGAAGCACGTTATAAGGGTAATACTATTTGCCCTTTTGCCAGAATAATAAATAAATTAAATGACGCTGATAAAAAAGCACTTGAAACGGCTATTAAAAAAAATCTACCAGATGTAACTCTTGCTACTGCTTTACGCAAAGAAGGTTACAAAATTGCTGAAATAAGTATTTCGCAACATAGAAAAGGTTTATGTCGGTGCCAACAGAACAACAAATAAAAGAAATACTTGAACAACGCCAGATGTATCACGGCGACTTTTATCAAAACTTTATTACCATAGGAAAAATATGGGGCGCATTACTTGGTGTAGAACCTATTGAACCTTATAAAGTTGCGTTAATGATGGACGCATTTAAAACAGTAAGAGCGTTTAAAAATCCAGAACACGAAGATAATTGGTTAGACAAAATCGGATATACAACTCACGCACAGAGTTGCGCTTTCTATGACGTGGCTAAGAAAAAATGAGTTTAAAAAAACAACTGGAAGAAATACCTGACGAGGTAGCCAGTTCAGATGTAGTAGAACTACGTAAAGCGTTAATACGCACACAAAAACAATTAAAAGACGCAAAACAACGCACGGAAGAATTAGTTGAAGCAACTATTCAAGCCGCATTTGACGCCACATTATCTATGGGCGCAATTAAAGAAGTT